GAATTTTCCAGAATTTTCTTTACTTGAACTGCAACAAGGACAAATCAAACTGCAAACACAAATGTGTCAACAACAACCCACAAATTTGACTTTCTTAGGTCGATTTCCCATCAACAAGAGAACTCGTCAGTTACAGATGAAACACACCCGTGTCTCACTTTCTGAACAACGACTCTGTAATGGAACCGTCAAAAAGGCAATCTATAAGTGTTGTCCTTCCGAACTAGCTACAGAAGCAATCAATGGTTACCGCCGTTCTGCTACCGATACTGTTTCAGGAGAACTAGACTTTCTCAAGACTGACCTTCCCTATCATGACGTTCCCAGGGATTTCCACTATAAGCGAGCTCTTCGCATTACTGAGAAGATGTTCCGCCCGTCTCGTCGCTTGAAACCAATTGCGTTTCCCGATCTTCGTTACTATCCGTGGACTCTGAATACCTCAGCCGAAGCTCCTTTCGTCGAAAGCAAATACTGGCAAGAATATGTACGCCAAAAGGCAAATGAAGGAGAAACCTCCTCCGATCGTATGTCATTTCACAACTTATATGACGAAATCTTTCATGTCAATCGTCAATTAGTTCACGACATCAAGTATGGTCGCACACCTTTCTGGACGCCCTCAGGTGAACCCGTACCCTACGAGTTTACTTACTTACATTCTCGCTCTCACATGGTTCGATCCGACAAGCCCGACAAGATTCGCGCCGTCTTTGGAGTTCCCAAACTCTTACTGATGGTAGAAAACATGTTCGTCTGGAATATCCAGAAGGACTATCTTAACGGTCCGCTTGGACGCTCTCCCCTCCTCTGGGGTTTCGAAACCATTCGTGGTGGATGGATGAAGCTTATCAACCAGCTGAATTCCAAACCGTTTTCGTCAATCATTTCAGCCGACTGGAGTGGCTTTGATCACAAAGCTCTTCACGAAGTCATCGATGACGTTCACGATATCTGGAAATCTTGGTTTGATTTTGATCAAGGTTACGAACCCTCAACTAGCTACACCCATGACTATTCCGACACACTATCTCGCAAAGAACAGATTGAACGCCTCTGGAACTGGATGTGTAATGCCGTCAAGCATACACCAATCAAGTCCGAATCCGGAAATATGTATCAATGGAAATGGAATGGAATCGCCTCTGGCTTCCAACAAACCCAACTCCTCGATTCATTTGTCAACGCAATCTATCTTTTAACATGCATGTCAGCCCTCGGAATCAATATCGATTCTCCGCATCTACAAGCCTACTTTCAAGGCGACGACTCTATCGTCACTTTCCCTGAAAGAATTGACTTTCTGACATTCCTCGAG